GGGGCGTGGGAGGGGTGCGGGTGCAGGTGGCCGCACGTGCCGCGGTTCCGTCTCGGGGACTCGTCGGAGCCGTGGCGCGTGCTCGGCTACCTTGGGCTCGAGAGAGGGTTGAAACCCATAGCAATGGGAAATGGAAACGTCAAGCCTCTGCCTAAAACACGGGGGGTCCCGTGCTGGACATACAACCTGTAGTGGTGGCGAGGAGGGTGGGAGGAGGGGTAGGATTCGGTGAATCGGCAGCGAAGTGCTGCTGAAGGAGGACGACGCATGACGTTTCCGAAGCCTAGTGAGGATGCTGTTACAAATGAGGGAGGCGGGGCTCCTGCTGTTGGAGGGGGTGGACCGGGGGTGTCACCTACTACGGGTAGTGGATCGGGAGGAAAAGAGGCCCGGGGGGCACAACGGGTAGGGGTAGGGAGGGTGCTGCATGTGCGGATCGGGGGGACGGATGGGGAGCCTGTGCTGCGGCCTGCGACGGTGGTGCGAGTGAACGACGAGGGGAACGTGAACGTCTGCCTGATGGTGGACGGGGAGCACGATCGGGCGTTCCTTGAGGCTCTTGGGTGGCAGCCGACGGTGGAGCAGTTCCCGTGGGCGGTTCTGCCTGTGATCTGGCGGACGTCGGTGATGAGGGGGAGCGGGGTGGGGATGTGGCGCTGGCCGGAGCGGCAGTAGACTCCCGGCCATGCACCCCACGCTCGAGAGGCTCGTGTCGTCGCTTCGGGTGAGGCCCGATGGGCTGACGATCAACGAGGGCGGGTTCGGCGCGACGTTCAGCGCCGTGCCCGCCGAGAACGGGCGGCTGCTCGTGCGCGCGTGGCTGCCGTCAGCGGCGGTGGTCAGGCACGACGATCTTGGGGGGGTGTCGATCGAGTGCCTGTTCGGGCCGGACGGGAAGGCGGAGCGGCCGCCGGCCTAGGGCTCCTGCTGGTTGAGGCCGTGCCACACGACGCGGGCGCGCGGGTCGCCGCAGCTCGCGAGCCGCTCGGCCAGCCTGCCAAGCGCGCGCCGGCAGCCAATGCATGGGCGGAAGGTGGCAAGATCGCGCCGTTGCACGATGAATGCGATCTCGAGCACGCGCCCGCAGAGGGTCTTCGCCGAGCCGCTCCGCCCCGGGATCTCGTGGGCGTACAGATGCGCGCGGCGGCCGAAGTGTACGAGGGGGAAGGCCGGGATCAGGGCGGGGCTCCCTTGAATCGGTGGCGGCCGCAGGCATCGGGCTTCGCGCGGCAGCGGCCGCGCCCGAGCTGCGTCGGCCAGTTGCAGAGTCCCTCGACCTTCGGGGCGATCTCGTCCATCGACCGCGGCACGGCGCCGAAGCGGTCTCGCTGCTTGCGGTGAGCGGGGCAGAGCCGGTCGATCCCAGCCCGCACGACGCACCCGCGGACGCGGCAGGCGTTGAGCGGCCGTCCCTTCAGAGCGTCCGCGGCGTGCTCGGCCTCGGTCTTCGGAGCGCCGAACCCGTCGTCGCCGCTGACGCGCTGCGCCTCTGCGCGCTCTCGGGAGCCCATCGGACGGCGGGCGGTCACGGCCGGTCCTCGCCGAGCTGCGAGCCTGGGCGACCTTCGTCGATCTGCTTCCTCGAGAGCCGCACGAGCCAGTCGGCGAGGCCGACGCACGAGCTCGCGTCGCCGGTGATGAAGTAGCCGTGCTGCGCGCGCTGCGGGCCGATGCGCGCGGTGCCGGCGAAGACCGCGGAGTCGAAGCGCTCGAAGAGCGCGCCCACGAGGTCCTTCGTCTCGACGAGGGAGAGTTCTTCGGGCGTCACGGCTTCGCATCCAGGAGCGTCGGGATCTCGACGGCCGCCAGATCGCGAGCGCTCATCGCGACGTAGGCCGGGTTCAATTCAATGCCCACGTACCGACAGCCGAGTTTGAGCGCAACAACGCCCGCGCGCGCGGATCCCGAGAACGGGTCGAGCACGAGGCCGCCGTGCGGGCAGCCGGCGAGGATGCAGAGGCGGGCGAGCTGCTCGGGGAACGTCGCGAAATGCGCGCCGCGGTACGCCTGCGTGGCGATCGTCCAGACGGAGCGGCGGTTGCGCCCGTCGGGGCTGAAGGCCGGCGCTTCTCGAGAGGCCCACTCCTGCTCCACGAGCGGCGGCCGCCGGACGTCGTAGCGGCCCGCGGCCTCCGCCGCATCGTAGCGCGCGTTCATCCCGGCCATGCGTCGCTGCGTCGCGCCCGAGCTCGCAGAGGCCGACTCGTCCTGCTTTCGCTCGCGCGGGACGCGATCGACGCGCTGGTGCGAGTAGCGCCCTTCCGTTCCGTGGTGGTTTCCGTCGCTCGTGTCCCATCCGAAGGGGACGCGTTTCGAGCTGCGGTGGAGCCCGGTCTGCGGCCTCGTGTCGGGCACCGCGCTCTCGACGGGCCCCGTCACGTTGCGGTGGTGCGACCCGAGCCCGTGGTTGTAGGTGTAGGGCTCGCGGATCGCGTCGGCGTCGTAGAAGTAGTCGAAGCCGCGCCAGAGGTTGAAGCGGCGGAACCGCCGGATCCGGCGGCCGCTGTCGGCGACGAATGCCTCCTCGTGCCACGCCGCTGGCTCGTCCACGACCTCGCAGAGCTCTCGCCGATCCCACCATCGCCACTCCGCCGGCGGGCGCTTCCAGACCCAGACCCGGGTCTCGCGGTGGCGCCAGAGGAGCGTCCGCCCGCTCTTCGCGAAGTGGAACACGTATTCGTGGGAGTTCGTGCAGCGGTCGAGGATCGACTCCGGCATCGGGTTCGGCTTCGCCCAGACGACGTCGCGGCGCAGCCACCATCCGTCCTCTTGCAGCGCGAACGCGAGACGCCACGGCATCCCGACGAGGTCCTTCGCCTTCAGAGCGCCGAGCCTGTTGCGCCGGTTCGGCCCCGGCACTCCCGCGCTCGCCGCGTGCCCCTTGTTCCACGACGCGCCGCGGCGATCCGCCTCCTTGTCGATCGGCGCGCCGAGGCTCGCTGCGCCCTCGAGCGTTGACGTCTCGCGCGACGCCGTGCCGCAGCGGTCGGCGATGTAGCAGTCCCCCATGTTCACCCAGAGCGTCCCGGTCCTCTTCAGCACCCGCCACACTTCCGCGAAGACCTCGCGCATCCTCACGAGGTAGGCGTCCGGCGTCGCCTCGAGGCCGATCTGCCCGGAGACCCCGTAGTTTCGCAGGCCCCAATAGGGCGGGCTCGTCACGACGCAGTCGGCGTGCTCGGCCGGCAGCGTGCGCAGCACGTCGAGCGCGTTGCCGGTGAGAACCTGCCAGCGGTCCGTCACGCGGGAAACTCCCTGACCCGCAGGTCCTCCGGCCACTCGTTCCAGTCGCCGCCGTGCGGGTCGCGCAGGTTGATCTCGACCGGGCTCCCGTCGCCGCTGCGCCCGTCGCACGGCCGCGCTCCGAGTTGCTTCGCGAACAGGGCGATCCGTTTGTGGCCGAGCGTGCCGCGCCCCTGCTTAAGGACGTGGCGCAGCCAGCGGATGTCGAACGGCCGCGCCTGCATCCCGCTCTCGCCGCCGACGATCACCCAATCCGGCGAGCGGTGGCCTCCCATCACGTGAATCTGCTCGGGCAGCCAGCCGAACATGTCCGAGTGCTCGACCCCGAAGCAGCGGTCGCAGTTCACTCTCTCGAGCAACGGCTCAAGGGACAGGAAGAGTACCTTCGCCGGCACGCCCGAGAGGATCGGCCAGCGCAGGTCGAGCGTCGCCTGGTCCTCGGCGCTCGTCCCAAACCACGCGTTCGGGAGCGCGACGATCTCCTTCGGGCACTCGCGCAGGATGTTCTCGGGCCGCTTCGTGAGGAGCTGCCAGTCGAGCCACGGCGTCTGCTTGATCGTGGACCAGAGTCGCATCTGGGCCTGCACCTGCGCGATCTGCTCCTCGTCGGGGAAGCCCGCGAGATCCTCGAAGACGTCCGCCATCGAAGCGCAGAAGACGCGCCTGCGCACGCCCGCTGCCTGCGCGTGGCGATTCCACTTCAGGGGGTTGTTCCAGTAGGCCTCGCCGAAGTAGCGGCGCGGGACCTTGCCCCAGACGTCGTAGCCGTAGCGCTTCGAGTCGCGCTCGGCATAGCAGAATTTACAGCCCGGCGAGATTTTCGTGCAGCCCCACCACGGGTTGAACGTCGAATGCGTCCACTCGATCTTGGACTTCTTCACGAGACCGCCTTCCGCAGCGCGTTCCTGCTCACGACGTCGCGGCCGCCCGTCTGCCACTCGACGAGCGCGCTGTTCATCGGCAGCCGCAGCAGCACGCGGCAGCGGTGGCCCTTGCGGGCGCCGGCGAAGCGCGGCCCGCCCCACGCGAAGACGTAGACGGTGGGTTTCATGCCGCGCTCCGAACACACAGCGGGCGAAGCGCCTGCTCGATGTGGAGCGGAAGCGCCCAGAGGCCCTGGTGCCCGTCGCAGTAGATCTGCGGAACGGCCTGGACGACGTCGGCGAGCTGCCAGCACCACGGGCCGAACGACCACGGGTCGCTGCCGTCGAGGTCCTCGACGGGCACGGCCTGCACGACTCGCGCGACGCCGAGGATGTAGGACTTCAGGTTGAAGTAGCGCGGCGGCAGCTGCGGCCAGAGCTTGCCGATGAACTTCGCGCCGTCCTCGTCCCACGTCTTGCCCGCGTGCAGGGCGAGCCAGAGCTCCTGGTCGAGCATCCGCAGCGACGGGTGCCACGGACGGTTCTCGACGCGCTTCGGTCCGAGGACGATCGACGTCGCCCACGGCTGCCAGAGGGTGAGGCCTCGCAGGATCACTCGTCGTACCTTTCGTCGTCGCGCTCGGGCGAGCGGATGCAACGGGGGCAGCCGCGGCAGACGCCGGGCTCCGGCTGGCACATCGGGGTTGTGTCCACGTCAGTCTCCCGGCCCAATGTCGCGCACGAACGGATCCTCGGGTTGGTTCCAGTAGGACGCGCGCGGGAAGAGCACCACGAGCGCGAAGCAGACCAGGTGAACGGTCAGCGCGACATGCTCGTCGCTGTGCTCTACCTCGAGTCCGAGCGAGAGCGCGGTGCCGACGTGGAAGTGCCATTCGAGATCCCCGTCGAGCCCAAAGGAAAAGAGTTGCCACCACATCACGCCCTCCTCGGCCGCTCGCGCGACCTGCTCGTCCGAACCGCTGCGCGCCAGCGACGGCCGAAGCGCGCGTTGAGAGCCAGAGCCGCCGCGCGTGCCTCGCGCGCGCAGTCGCGGCAACCCCATCGGTGCTGCTCGGCCTCGTACCAGCGCCGCAGCGTCGCCGCGCACTCCGCGTCGCTCGGCTCCGAGAATTCAAAGGTCGAGCTCGTGCAGAAGTCCTCAAAGGTCCCGCCGGCGGCACCCGGCTTTCGCCCGAGGATCCTGTCGAGCTCGACGCACATCAGGGGATCTCGACCGCGCCGGGGTTCTCGACCTTGCCATCGAGGTACGAGAGCACGGCCTGCACGAGAGCCTTGCTCCCGCGCTTGGCCCCGTCGTTCGTGGTGTACGCCTCCGACTGCGCGACGATCTCCCCGTTCGCGCTCTTCACGTGGAACCGCCACGAACCCGCTTCGTCCTGGATGATTTCGATGTTCCCGCGTCGCATGGCTTGCCCTCGGGCCCGAGGATCTTGCTCGTCGGCGGTGCCTCGGGCGGCTCCTCGTCGGCGCCGGCGAGGCGGACCATGAGCTCGCCGGTCTCTGGGTCGGTCCACCGCTCGAGGGAGCACCCGCGGTCCGCAAGCGCGGCCGCGACCTCGGCGTGGGTAATTGTTGTAATCCGCCGCGGCAGCCGTCGCAGTAGGCAGGCGAGAAGCAGCCGCAGCGCGACGAGGTCCTGCGCGGCCTCGTGGATGTCGAGCGCCATCGCGACGCGCTCGAGCTCTTCCGGCTTCAGTCGCTTGCCGCCCATGCGCCCCCACGTTGATCGTCTTCGGGCCGCCTCCTGGTCCGCGCCGCGCGGGGGCGGGCTGCGTTGATGGCGCGGCCGCTCGGCGGCCCGAATGACGGCGCGGAACCTACCTGCCGTTTCGGCGAGCGTCAAGAGCCCTCTTGACTACCTCGCTCGGCGGGCGTAGAAACCGCGCCGTCGTAAGAGTCCGCGCGCAGGTAGAGACCGGAGTCGGGTGCGTGCCTGGTCGAGACTTCCCCCCTCGCGATGGCCCCTCGGCTCCGGCCTCCTCCTGCGCGCGCTTGTTTCGGGGGCGCGGTGCCGATCACCTGGCCGGAAGAAGTATGGTCCTGGCCCGAGATCCGACGAACCGCCGCAGCGCTTGGGGAGGTAGGGGTGCCCGCCGCAGTCGCTTCCGAGCTCGCCGTCTCCGCAGCGCACCGGCTCCTTTGCTGGACCGTGCGCGCGGGAACCGACGGGGACGTGTCGGACGTGGACGATGCGGAGTTCGCGCGCGTCGCGTGGCCGGGGCACGAGCACTCTGCGCGCTTTCGCGACCCCGCTGTCGCCGGCGGCACGCTGCGCGCCGTGCTTCAGGAAGGCGGGGTGATCGTGGGAGACCTGTTGAGAACCCGTTTGAATGACCGCGTGATTGAGTGTGGAAAGTCAGTTGAAAGGTCGGCGGATGTCCTCTCGGGAGGTCACCTAAAGAAGGGTTTTCCCCCCACACCCCCCAATCCTAAGAAAGTCCTTGATCTTCAAGGGGATCAATCTTCTGAGCAGAAGAAGACCCAGAAGGTTACTGAGATCCTGGGGGACGAGATCGTGCCGTTCGTGGCGATCATCGAGATTTGGAACGAGACCGCGGCGGCGCACGGCCTACCATTGGTTGCGCGGCTGACGCCTGATCGGCGCCGGTTGCTCATCCCCTGGTACCGAGAGTGCGGCTCGCTTCCGGTCGCGCGCGCCGCGATGGAGGCTGCCGCTAGGGCGTACGGGTCGATGGAGACCGGCACGCGCTACGGGTTGTGGTCGCTCGTGCGGCCTGCGAACCGGCAGAAGTGGATCTCGCTCGGGGAGAGCGCTCCGCCGTCGGAGGGCCTGTTCCCGATCCGAGACCGCGCACGCGCCCACCAGCAGGCCGAGGACGTGATCGAGGCCCTGTGGGCGGATCAGAAGAAACCGCTCCCGACTGGCTACGACGGGCCGGATCCGCGCGAGGGCGACGCGGGCCCGGCGACCGAGTCGCTGCGGGCGTGGCTGTTGAAGGGCTTCGCCGGAGGAAACCTGTGAGCTACGACACCCCGTTACGCGAGATCGTGCGCGCGCAGGTGGTCTTCCTCTTCGGGAAGTTCCGCCCGGTGAAGGGCCTCTCTGAGGAGGAGATCAAGGGCATCGCCGCCGAGCGCACCGAGTTCGGCACGCAGCTTCTCGACTTGCTGCGGCCGATCGCGATGCGGTCCACGGAGCGCGAGGTCGCGCAGCACCTTCGGGCGGTCACGCGCGAGTTCGTGGCCGAGCCGATGTCGCAGCGCGCACCGGATCCGCAGGCCGTCGCCGGCCGGGTCGCGCAGCGCATCGGGAAGCGCCGTGGGCCGAAGCCGTGCCTCGCCTGCGAGGAGTTGAAGAGCGCGCCGGGAGTGTGGCTGACGAGCGAGCGCCGGCCGCGGCAGGAGGGCGAGGCTGGCTTCGAGATCCGCCCGGACGAGTGGCTGTGTGCGACCCACGGCCCGATCCTCGTTTGGTACACGGAGAGGAACCGCTGGTGGGAGGCCGGCCGTCTCTTCACGTCGTACCCGGCCCCGTCGGCGCTGATCCCCGGCGAGCTCTACGGGCAGCAGAACGTCGCCGCGACCGTGGAGTTCACGGACGGCGATCGGATGGGGATGGACGCAGTCTGGGCCCGGGAATACGCAGCGAAGGTGCTCCGTCGTCCGCTCATGCTCAACGTGCTCGAGGCGGCGCCGACGCAACAGGACCTCCCGCTCTGACGCGTTCGCGTGGTAGACCATGGGGGCCCTACGGAGAGTGCCCATGCGTCGCCGAACCCCCGCCCGTAGTACCCTCCCCCCGTTCACGAGAGACATCGAGGTAGGGGAGCCGCGGGACTCCGAGGGCGCGGAGCGCAAGCCCAAGCGCGGGTTCCCGATGAAGAAGAAGGGCAAGAAGAAGAAGGGGAAGAAGAAGGGCCCGCCGGCGAGCAAGGCGATGATGGGTGGGCCGTTCGCGTCCGCGGTCATGGCCGGGAAGTAGTGGCCCGGCCGAAGACCAAGCCGATCCCCACGGGTTCGCGCCGCGGCTCTCCCCTCTCGGTCGCCGACGTGCGACGCGCTGGCGCGCAGGCGCGCGCGCTCCTCGACCTCGTGGACCGCAGCGACAAGGACCTCACGACGCTCGGGATCTCGGAGGCCGCGTACGACGAGCTCGAGACCGCGGCGTCGAGGTACGAGCGCTTCAGGATGCCGAGCTGCCGCGCGCTGATGGCGGCGACGCTGGGCGGCGGCCTGACGAAGGACGTGGTGCTCCTCAACTACAACCGCGCCATGATGGCGATTCACGGGTTCGCGCCCGCGGTCGCCTACCTGCTGGCGTGGAAGATGGACGACGAGAACGCCCCAGGCTCGACGAAGGTGCTCCTCGCGGTGGCCGCGGGCATCGGGCTCCTTCAGCCGGCGGAGGCCGTCTCGACCCACAAGCGGCTCGACGCGCTCGACATGGAGAAGCTGCGCGAGCGCGCGCGCACCGACCCGGCCGGCATGAAGGCCGAGCTCCTCGCGAGCGCGACGTGATCGACCCGAAAGCCATGTTCGAGCGCAGGCTCCTGCCGCCGTTCGTCTTCGATCCGTACCTGCGGCAGAAGGGCCATTGGGCCCGCGCCGAAGGAATCCTCGAGCCTGTGATCCGCGCGGACCGCCTGGCGACGGGCCGGCCCGGGTGGAACGCGCTCCTGCACCACGAGGCCCTGCATTGCATCGAGCGGCACCCGCTCGTCGGGATCCTGCTGCTGGGATTCCCGATGTCGGCCGCGCCGTTCGTGGCGGCAGTCTTCGGGTCGGCGTCCGGCTGGGGCTCCCTGGCGCTCGGCCTTGCCCTGTGGGCGTGGTGGAAGCGTGAGCGAGAGATCCGCGCCGACGCCTTCGCCTGGAAGGGCGCGGGACCGCAGCAGTTCTACTCGTTCGTCGCGATGCTCCCGCACCCCGAGCTCTCGCCGGCGCTGCCGAAGGGCTGGCGCTGGCTCGCGTGGGCTCGGTGGCTGGGTGTGAACGCGGAGCACGCGTGGTATCGCTGGGTCTACGGGCGGACGTTGCAGGCACGGATCGAAAGAGCGCGGCGGCGGGCAGGGAGCACACGATGGTCGCGGACGTCCTCATCCGAATCACCCGCGCAGACCGCGGGTTCGTCATCACCGAGCAGCGCACCGACGAGCGAGGCAAGGTCCTCCCCGCCGCCACGCGAATCGTCGAAGGCACGCACGGGAGCGTGAACCTCTCCGACCGCGTGCGGCGCGACGTCGTCGCCATCGTGCGCGACGTGGTGCCCGCGCCGGCCAGCGCCGGCGATGGAGAGTAGCCCGGCCACCGTTCTGCGAAAGCCGCTTCGCTGGGACGAGATCCCGCTGCCGCCCGGCTACCCGGCGGACGCGCTCGACCCCAGGCGCAAGGTCGCGATGCGCGACGAGCACGAGGAGCGCAAGGCGAAGAAGCTCGCCGAGCGCACGCTCCTCGCCCGCAAGTGCACCGAGGGGACGCCCGAGCGGCCGGCGAGCGAGTGGCGAAAGCAGGTGCTCGCGCTCTGCGCCGTCGATCCGGTCTTCTGGATCGAGATGTTCGGCTGGACCTACGACGACCGCGTCGGCACCGACGAGCCGATGGTGCTCTACGACTTCCAGCGGACGAAGATCGTCGATCCGTACCTGTCGATGATCGCCACGCAGGGGCGCACTCGCTGGACCCAGTGCACGACGAAGTCTCGAGGCGTCGGCTACACGTGGGTCGAGCTCTTCCTGCGCGCGTGGCGCTTCTCGTTCGCTGAAAACTGGTCGGTCATGGTCGGCGGCGTCTCGAAAGACCTCGTGGACGACCCCACCCACGAGTCGCTGTTCGGCAAGCTGCGCTACATCTTCTCGAAGCTCCCCAAGTGGATGCGCGACGAGCTCTACGGGCCGCTCTTCGATCGCGACACCTACAACCACCGCTTCCTCCTCAAGAACCCGTTCAAGCCCAAGAACATCATCGTGGGCGGCTTCTTCTCGGGCATGTTCGCCCGCTCGCACCGCTACTCCGAAATCTGGGGCGACGAGGTCGCGCACGCGGAGGCGATGAAGGACGCCGACCGCTCGCTCAAGCAGTCCACGAACCGATTCTCCGGCGGCTCGACGCCCCTCGGGAAGGCCACGTTCCACTACCAGTTGATGACAAACGACATGGCCGTCGTTCGGATCTGGCTGCATTGGAGCGAGCACCCGGAGCTCGACGCGGACTGGTACAACGACCAGCGCCAGCACATGAGCGACGAGGACATCGCCTCGGAGCTCGACTGCTCGTTCGAGGGCTCCGCCGGCGGCCGCGTGCTGAAGGAGGTCTCGGTCGCGACGCACTTCAGCGCCGTCGCCGAGGACGGCACCGACCTCGCGGAGTACCAGCCCGGCCTCCCGCTGCAAGCGATCATCGATCCCGGGATCATGGACGACCTCGCGGTCACCTGGGGCCAGTGGGACGAGCGCGGCCGCGGGGTGCTCCGCGGGCGCGTCGTCGATTTCGTGCAGACCCGCGACAAGGCAATCGACTGGATCGTGCCGTTCCTCACGGGCTTCGTCCCCGAGCAGACCTACGACATGAAGCCGTGGCCGCACGGCTACAACGCCGTCGAGCTCGAGATCATCAAGCGGCACGCGGAGTGGCGCGCGCCGGCGGAGATTTTCGGCGACGCCTACGGGAAGACCCGGAGCATGGCGACCGGCTACAGCGCCTACGACGTGCTCTCGTACTACGGGCTCGACGTCTGCCCGGTCGAGATCGAGGACGACATCCGGGCGCTCGTGCACCTGCGGATGGTCCTGCGGCACGTCCGTTTCGCCCGCCGGCTCGTCAACCAGCGCAACGGCAACCAGGAGACCTGCCCCACGATGGCCGAAGTGGTCACCCAATGGCGGTATCCGCGACGCAAGCTCGGTGACTACCGCGAGATCAAGGCCCCCGTGAAGGACCGCTTCGACAACGGCGGCGACACCCTGAAGATGTGGGCCGCGACGATCGCGCTGCCCGACCCCGAGGTCGAGCCGCTAGGATCGGGCCGCGTGCACACCGAACGCGGGAGCGATCTCCTCGGAGGTCGAGCCCGGTGGAGGTTCAAGCGATGAGCGCACCCACGGCTGCCGAGCTGAACGAGAAGGTCCTGAAGAAGGTCCGCCGGCGCCGGCTGCCGATGCGCCCGCTCGGCGATCGCGGCGCGAAGCGCTTCGTGATGTCGGTCTCCGACCTCGAGAACGAGGACGACGTCCGCACGACGATCATGTCCCGGCTCCGCCAGTCGGTGCAGGCTCGCCGCCCCTGGGAGGACGAGTGGTGGCAGGTCGTGCAGGCCTGGCTTCAGCGGCCCACGCAGGACCGCGAGGACGGCTGGGAGAGCGACCGCTACCTGCCGATCATCTTCAAGCACGTCGAGACCGCGGTGCCGATCATCGTGTCCGCGGTGATCGACGCCGACGGCGCGTTCGAGGTCGAGTCGCTCACGCCCGACGGGCACGACGTCGCCTCCGCGCAGAAGGACCTCCTCAACTGGCAGGTCTCGACGACGGCCAAGGCCGACATCGCGTGGGAGCGGATGTTCTTTTGGAGCGCGCTGATCGGCACCGGCTACGCCGAGCACTTCTGGGAGTACCGGCGCGAGCGGCGCTTCGTGCCGAAGGTCGTGATCGACCCGAAGACCGGGCGCAAGGTGAAGCGGATGCTCGAGGCGGACGTCGTCACGCGGAACAACCCGCGGGTGAAGTGCCTGAATCCGCTGCACGTGTGGCCCGACCCCGACTCCGAGCCCGGCGACGACAACGAGTGGTACATCGTCCGCACGAAGACCACGATCAAGGAGCTCAAGCGGCTCGCCGAGCAGGGCGGGCACATCGACAAGGACGCGCTCGACCTCTGGCTCGAGGACGCCAAGCCCGGCGACGACCCGCTCGACGCGCAGAAGCCGAACGAGGTCAACGAGGCTGACATGCAGCTCTGGGAGGAGTGGCTTCGCGACGCGGGCCTCGAGCTCTCCAACCACGAGCCGCGCGACGACGACTCGAGCGACGGCGAGAAGAGCGTGATCGTCCTGCGCTACGTCTCGAAGGAGGAGACCGTCACGCTGGGCGACCCGAAGCACATCATCGGCGTCAGCCGCAACCCGAACACGCACGGGAAGACCGGGATCATCACCCACCAGTTCGTCGAGATCCCCGACTGCCCCTACGGCCGCGGCATCGGGCAGATCCTCCTCGGCCACCAGCAGCTTGCGAACCAGAACGTGAACGCATGGATGGACAGCGTCATGCTCGCGCTGATGGCGCCGATCGAAGTGGACAAGAACAAGGTCTCCGTGCTCGAGGAAGACTTCATCTGGGAGCCCAACAAGCTCATTCGCTCGCGCGGCGGCGGCGCGGTGAAGCGCGTCGATCTGCCCGCGCCGACCGCTCTCGCCCTTCAGGTGGACGCGCACCTTGCGCACGACGCCGACGACGCGACGGGCTTCGCGGGGCAGGCGCGCGGGGTCGCGCCCGCGGCCTCGACGACGGCGACGGCCTTCAACGGCATCGCGAACAACCTCTCGACGCGGCTCGTGTGCCACGTCCGCCGCAGCGCGCGCACGCTCTCGATGTCGGGCGACCTCCTGCTCGCGCTCGACCAGCAGTACCTCGACGAGGCGCAGATGGTGAAGCTGGCCGGCGAGGAGGCGCTCGGCTATCGGATGATCCAGCCCGAGGAGATCGTCGGGAAGTCCGTCGTGCGCTGCGTCGTGAACACCGGCCGCGTGAACCCCGACATGACCGCGCAGCGGCTCATCCAGTTCCTTCAGGTCATCACGCCGCTCTTGCAGGCGGGCGCCGCGACGAACCCGATCGTGCTCTCGCTGCTGCGCTCGATCGCGAAGAAGCTCGACCTCGAGAAGGCCGACGTGCTCTTCCCGAAGGTGTTCTCGAAGGCTCGGGATCCGCTCATGGAGAACGCGTACATCGGCGTCGGCGGCCACGTCGATCCGCTGCCGATGGAAGACCATTGGGCGCACGCGACCGCGCACCTGAAGGGGCCCGGAGGGATCGAGGACCTCACCGCGCGCGCGGCGACGCCCGGCGCGAACGTCAACCCCGAGGCGATCAAGGAGCTTCAGCGCCACGTGCAGGCGCACCTCGACGCGGCCGCGCAGGCCGGCATGGCCGCCGCGCAGCCTGGCGGAGCGCTGCCCGCCGGAGCGCCGCCGGCGGCCGCGGGCGCGCGCGCGAGCACGCCTGCCGGGGTCGCCGCCGGCGCCGCGGGCGCCAACGGCACGCCCGGGGTCGCGGCGCCCGGTCCCGGCGCGCCGGTCGGCAGGCCGCTGTGAGCGGCGCCCTGAAGGACGCTGCGAAGCAGGAGATCCTCGCCGAGCTGGCGTGGACGACTCCCGAGCTTGCCGCGCTCGCGAGCCTGCGAGGCTCGACCGTTTGGCAGGCTCTCGAGAAGGTGTTCGCGCGGATGCAGACGCAGAGCGTCGCGATCCTCACGCGCGACGACACGCCGCACGACGTCTCGCAGGTCCACCGCGGGAGAATCCAAGCACTTGCCGACGTGGCGGCTGTGGTAGAAATCGAAGCGCAGACGGCTCTCGACAAGCGAGACCAGCGCGGCGGCGGCGACGAGCGAGGCAAGAAGTGACCCGATTCTTACGGTTCCTCTTCGGCTTCCTGTTCGAAGCGTTCGCGACGTGCGGCGCCGGGAAGGGCGACGCGTCGAAGGGCCGCCCCGTGATCGCGCCGCCGGCGTCTGCTGCGGGCGGGGACGACGGCGGCGAGGGGGGCGACGACGATCCTGCGGGCAGCGAGGGGGACGAGGGCGGCGGTGAGGCCGACCCGAAGCCCAAGAAGAAGAAGAAGAAGAAGGCCGAGAGCGAGGAGCCCGACGAGCTCGAGGCCGACGAGGACGAGGAGGAGGACGACGAAGAGGACGACGCCGACGAGGAGGAAGACGAGGACGAGGACGAGGACGAAGAGGACGACGACGCCGACGAGGACGAGGAGGAAGACGAGGACGACGACGACTCTCCCTCGGCGATGCTTGCGAGCTCGTGGAAGGGCCGCCTCGCGAGCGACGCGACGCGCGACCCGACCGGCGACGTGTTCCTCGACTTCACGAAGGCGAAGATCACGCCCGAGGCCCGCGCCGCGCTGAAGAAGAAGCTCGTGCCCGCCAACCCCGACGCAGACCAGATCCACGACGCCGAAGCGATCCTCGACGTCGCCGAGGAGATCGGCGTGAACGTCGCGAAGGCGCTCCTCAACGAGTATCACCAGAAGGCCGGCTGGCCGACGCAGGCTCGCGTCACCATCGCCGAGCGCAAGGCTTCGGTGAAGGAGCGGCTCGGCGCGCTCGAGAAGCGCTACGGCGCGAAGCTCACCGACGCGGTGCAGACGCACATGCGCGAGACGTGGACCGCCCTGAAGGACGAGTTCGGCGCCGCGCGCGCTGACCTCGTCCCCTACGAGGACCTCTACCGGATGGTCCCGAAGAAGATCCGCAAGGCGGCCGCCACGAAGCCCGGCAAGGGCAAGGGCGGCAGCGGGCCCGAGGAGCGCGCGTCGCGGCGCGAGCGGGCCGAGGCTCTGCGGGCAGACGACTCGCCGCGCGGGCTCGTCCGCACCAGCCCCAGGGGGGGCCGGCGCCGTGAGCTCTCGCGTGACGAGAAGGACCGCGCGGCGGTCGCGACGACGATCGCGCGCGCGGGCGCACCGCTCTTCTGACCCGGAGGCACCGATGCTGACGTTCCGCCGACTCTCTCTTCTCCTCGTCGCGTTCCTTGCGCTGTTCACCACGGCGTTCGCGAGCCCGACGCACCTGCGCGGCATCCGGCAGTCCCTCACCGGGAACCAGGACAACCGCCTCTACGATTGGGACGAGCAGATCACGTGGCTCGACGCCGATCGCACCCTCTTCACGCAGGTCAGCATGAAGCTGGGGGACGAGAAGTGCGACGACCCCGAGCTGAAGAGCCGGGAGCGGCAGTTCCCGTCGCGGTGGGTCCGCGTGAACGAGGACATCGACTCGGGCGCGGAGACCGCGTGGGACGTCGTGGACGGGCGCGCGTTCCGCGTGAACGACGTCGTGCTCGTGACCTCGACCGACGAGCGCGTGCTCGTCACCGCGATCTCGGGCAACACGCTCACGGTCACCCGCGCGATCCAGGGCTCGACGTCGGTCGCGTTCTCGAGCCAGGAGTGGCTCAAGATCCTCTACTCGAAGGAGTCGGAGAACGGGACCAAGCCGAACATCGTGACGACCGACCCGATCACGAACACCAACTGGACGCAGATTTTCAAGCGCGGCTGGGGCCAGTCGGGCACGGACAAGGCCACGAAGCGCCGCACCGGCCTCTCGATCGCGGAGGAGCAGAAGCTCGCGCTCGAGACCATGCGCGAGGACATGGAGCAGGCGTTCCTCTGGGGCAAGAAGCGCGAGGAGGTTTCCTCGGGCACCGTGACGCGCTACACGGGCGGGATCAACGAGTTCGTGACCACGAACCGGATCGACCTCGAGGGCGGCATCGGCTACGGCGACATCGGGTACCTGATGAACGTCGCGACGCGCTTCGGCGGGTCGAAGAAGATCTGGCTGTGCGGCCGCGACGCGCGCCAGCAGATCGACGCGCTCGGCCTCAACTACCTTCAGGTCGGGCCCAAGGACAACTTCCTCGGCCGCCCGATCCAGAAGTTCGTCACGTCGTTCGGCGAGGCCGCGCTCCTCACCCACCACGGCCTCGACAACGGCCACGCGGGCATGATCTTCGTGATCGACCCGCTTCACGTGAAGAAGTGCTCGCTGCGCAAGATCACGGTGATGCGCGACGTGCAGACGCCTGGCACGGACGGCGAAGAGCACTACTACCTGACCGAGACGGGCCTGCGGTTCACGCAGGAGCTCGCCTTCATGGTCATCAGCGGCGTCACCAACCGGACGACCTAGGCGACGAACGACCTCGGGGGGATGGAGCCTCTTCCGTGACGACCGCAACCGCTGCACGCGACGCGACCGCGCTCTCCGAGCTCGTCGAGAGCCCGCGCGCCCTGAAGGCCCTGACCGACCTCGGCTACAAGACGCTGGGGGACGTGCGGGCCAAGGGGATCGACGCGCTGGCCGGGACGAAGCACGTGGGGCAGGTCACGCTCGACGCGCTGGCGGAGGCTCTCGGCCCGAAGGACCCCGCTCCTCCTCCCCCCGACGGCTCGTGGGACGAGGGCCCGCACCCTCTGCACCTGCACTCGCCGCACGCCGGTTTCCAGTTCCCGCTCAAGAAGGCTCGCCGGATCTTCAATCCGCACTCCGGCGCGCTGGAAGAGCAGGCGCCCCTCTGGGTCACGTTCTCGGACCACGAGGGGGCTCTGAAGGCGAAGGATTGGTTCCTCCGCAAGTTCGACGGCGACGAGGCCCGCGCGGACGACGCGGTCGCCAAGGGCACGCCCTGGCGGCTCGACGCGGTCGCCTGGCTGAAGGGCCGCCGGACGTACAAGAAGGACTTCTTCGTCAAGACGGACTGACCATGATCGCTCTCCTCGTCGCGCTCTCCCTGCTGCTGTCGATCGCCGGGATGTCGGTTGGGGCGATGGTCTGCCCCAAGCGTCGGGTGCTCGCGGCGGCCGTGGCTGTCGCGACCGGGACGCTCGGGCCGTTCCCCGCGGCCTTCAGCGCCGCGCCGCTGGTCGCGCACGCCGGCGACATGCAGGGGACGTTCATCGGCTCGATCGAGGTCGTCACCGCGAGCCTCACGGGCACGTCGATCACGGCCACCTTCGAGCACTCGCACGACGGGACCTCGTGGACCACGTGGTTCACGGGCTCCGCGATCACCACGAGCACGACGACGCGCTACTTCGCCGAGGACGACTTCGAGTGCCCGAAGCGCTTCGTGCGCGTCACGTTCACGAACGCGGGCAGCGGAGCGGCCACGGTGACCGTCACGCTGCACTACGCGCAGGTCTCCGCCCGGGGCTCGTACGCGCCTCCGGGCATCCCCGACCGTTACTGACCGGAGGTCTCCATGACGGCTCTTCTCCTCGCTCTGGCGCTCGCGTTCCTCACGTTCGGGCTCCCGATCATCACGGGCGAGGCGGCTCGGGTCGCTCGCAAGACGATGGTCGGCGACACGGTCACCACGATCTCCGCGACGACGGCCGGAACGGTGATCTACGACCTGCGCGGCCGCGACAGGGGCATCGCCTTCCGCGTGGCCGTGGCGGCGATCACCAGCGGCCAGGCGGACACCAACTACTTCAAGCTGACCGTCGTCGGCTCCCACTTGCAGAACGGCGTCTACGCGCCCGTGCAGGGGCTCATCTCGGAACAGATGATCGCGACGGGCGGCTACCAGCTCCCGCTCTCGACGGTCGCGAACCCCATCGTGATCCCTCGGTTCATCAAGTTCGTGTGGACCGAGACGGGCGCGATCACCGGCTTCACGGCGACCGTGTTCATGGACTACGACGACGACCCGGCCTCGCCCGGCCGCCAGGTCGCCCCCGGCACGTACACGAGCGGCTGATCGCTCCACGGGCACCCACACTTGTTGAAGGGCACCGCGGGGGCCCGGGGCCATGCGCTCCGGGCCCGTTTCGTTTCAGGAGGCCGCGCGCGATGAACCCGACTCTTGTTGGACAGGACGCTCCCTACGTCGGCTTCACGGTCACGGCGGCGCAGGAGGAGCTCCTCAAGACGCGCGGGCTGACGCTCGACGCGACGACGGGCCGCAGCCTCGCGAGCGCCGACGAGCAGGCGGCCGCGCTGCGGTACCTGCGCATGGGGCTCGACGAGTTCCACACGTCGTTCCCCAACGTCTTCGCGTTCCGCACGTTCGCGGCGACGTGGGTCTCGGGCGACCACTCGGTCGATCTGCCGGCGAACGCGGGGCAGCCTCTCGCGGTCCGCTACAACGGCGTGGACCTGCGGCCGCTCTCGCGCGACGACCTCGAGCGGATGCGCCGGCCCACCGACCAGGGCGGCGGGATCCTCGGCGAGGAGTCGGGGAAGCCGCTGCACTACATCGTGACGGGCTTCTCGAACGCGGGCACGTCGCCGGCGGACTGGCGGCTCGTCGTGCGGCTCTTCCCGACGCCGCAGGGCGCCTTCGCAGCGCAGGACCTCGAGGTCGATTACGTGGCGCTGGGCGGCGCGCTGACCGTCGTCGCCGACCCGCTGCCGATCTGGCCTGCGCTTCAGACGTGGGTGGTCCGGCGCGCGCAGGAGATGTGGTGCGGGTCGTGCGGCGACACCGCGTCGATGTCGGTCGCGCAGACCGAGCGCGCGAAGAGCGAGAGCCTCGTCAACGATTGGGTGACGGGCTCTCGCGAGCAGCCGCGCCGCGTGCGCTGGCGGCAGCCGAACCCGAGCTCGCGTCGCACGACTCGCTACGGGAAGTGACAGATGGCCGTATCCCCGAGCGACCCCGCCTTCCTCCTCTTCTTCGGCATGGACGAGAGCCTGCCGACCGCGGTGCGGCGCAACGCCGGCAGCCTCGGCTCCGCGCAGGACCTCACGGTCTTTCAGTCGTCGGGCTCTGACGGCGCCCCCTCGGTCAGCGACGGCGCCGGCGGGAAGGCGATCGACCTCTTCGTCGCGCGCACCGGCTACACGAGCGCGCTGCGGCGGCTCCTCGCGACCGGGATACTCGGCAGCGCGCACACCTGCCGGCCGGCGATCCCGCTGAACCTGGCGGCGGACGACTTCGCCTTCGGGTGCCGGTTCCAGTGGAAGGGCCTGAACACGGGCGGGGGCGGCAACGAGATCGAGGACGTCTTCTCGCTCGTGGACGTGGTGAACAACACGAAGCTCTGGGGGATCGGGGTGCTCCCGAACGACCCGACGACGCCGGCCACGGGGACGCTCCGGCTCACGTGCGCCCACGCCGCGTTCGACCAGCTCCCGGTCAGCGACGCCAACTTCACGGTCACGGGCGGAGCGACGACCAACTACCTCGTGAAAGACCGCTGGTACCGCGTCCTCGTGCGGATCTTCAACAACGGGGCGAACAAGTGGCGGGCCAAGGTGTACGTCTACGAGGAGAGCACCGGGACCACGTACACGTTCGCCTTCCCGACTGACAAGACAGTCGATTGGTCGGGCACGGACAGCAGCCTCACGTACCGCGTGGCGGTCTCGGGCTACTACGACACCGCGAACCCCTACGTGTTCGGGGGCTACGTCGATTGGTGCTTCCTCTTCGACGCGCCCATGAGCGACGGCGACGCCACGGGGATCGTCGTCGGCGGGATCTCGGTTCCGTGGACCGCTCCGACCTACCGGCGCGCCGATCACGAGGTCCGCGTCTCGATGGTCCGCGAGGGCGGCACGTTCCCGAAGCCGCGACTCCTGCCGACGGGCACGCCGGCGGCCGCCGTGGACATCGACGCGCTGTGCAAGCGCGCGCGGCTCCTCGTCGAGGGCTTCCGCCCGGGCCGCCCGTGGCAGCTTCGCGAGGCGGCGCTCATCTTCGACACCGCGGGCCCCTACTCGAGCAAGAAGGGGTACACCGCTCCGCTGAAGAGCCTCGGGCACGGGATGGTCCGCCGCGCGGGGAACCTGCCGGTGGGGACGCCGGAGTTCGTGCGCGACATGGACCCGACGCCCGAGGGCCCGCGCCGGCGCCGCGGGTACCAGGTCCGCCGCATCGTCTCGACCGAGAGCGACGTCGGCGAGAACGCCTTCCGGTTCTTCCGCACCTACGACGACGCGCTGCACGGGGTCTACAAGGCCGGCACGAAGCTGTACGCGGAGACCGGCGCGTCCGCGGCGCTGCTCGACGCGGGCCCGTGGAACGTGTACCAGAAGCCCGTCTTCCTCTTCCTGGGCAACCGGCTCTCGATCCTCACGAAGGACCGGCGCAAGAGCTGGAACGGCGACGTGACCGCGGTGCAGTCGTTCGGCACGATCGTCCCGCCCCCGTCGTGCACGGCAGCGGTGACCGCCGGCGGCTCGCTGACGGGGGCCTACTACTACGCGGCCACGGAGTACGACCCGCTGACCGGCGACGAGTCGGCGCCGTTCCTCTCGTCGATCGTGAACCCCGTCGCGCAGGCGGTCGCGCTGACGCTCGGGACGGTCTCGAGCGACACGCGTTTCAGCAAGCGGCGCATCTACCGCACGACGAACGGGGGCACGGCCCCCGACCTCTTCCTCGTGGCAGAGATCGCGACCGCGACGAGCTACACCGACACCGGGCTCGCGGACGGCGTGACGCCCGTCGGGCAGGTGACCTCGATCGAGGACGACGGCACGCACACGCTGCTCGGCTACCTGACCGGCCTCGCGCCCGACAACTTCTCGATCGGCTGCGTGCACATGGAGCGCGGGTTCTACGGCGGAGGCGACACGCACGGCGAGCGGATCTACCCCGGCGAGGCGAACGCGCCGCAGCGCTGGTACGCGGGCGGCTACCTCACCTGCGACGGCATCGTGCGCGCGATCGCCTCGTACGGCCACCGGCTCGTCGCGTTCACCGACAGCACCGTGGAGCTCTTCGAGAGTGACTGGATCCGGGACGCCTCGGGGCAGATGTCGGTCACGCACACCGTCGTCAGCCGGCGGTGCGGCGCGCTCGGGCCGCACGCGGTCGTGAACGCCGAGGCCGGCGGATTCTTCTGGATGGACCGCCGCGGGATCCACCGCTTCGGCGCGAACGGCCTCCCGGAGAAGCTCTCCGAGGACATCGAGGACCTCTTCCCGTGGATCAATCACGGGATCTCCGCGCGGGTCTGCGGCTCCTACAATCACGTGCGCGGGCTCGTGTGCTTCAGCGTCCCGCTCGCGCGCACGGAGTTCCAGCCCGACAACAGCCGCTTCCAGACGTGGCTCGTGTGCCACGCGAGCAAGCCGACGGAGTGGTGGACCCGGCAGCTCGAGGCGACGTTCCACGGGCAGTTCGACGACGACCTAAACGGCTTGCAGTACGGCGTCATGGATCACCTGGGCGTCTTCAAGGTCGCCGAGGGCTACGAGGGCGACGGCGCGCAGGGCAACGAGTCGTACACCACCGAGGACGAGGGGACCGACGGGGTCACGAGCCTCGGGATCTCGACGATCGTCGGGCAGGTAATCACCGTCTTCGGCGCGCCCGGCTGGACGGCGAGCGCGCTGCGCGGCTTCGCGGTCATCTTCCGCGATCGCTCGACCGGGCTTCTCTATCAGCACTTGGTCGCCGACAACGGCACGGCCACGCTGACCGTGATCGGGACGCCGTCGGCGCTGCTGGCCGCTCGCGACGGGTGGTTCCTCGGCGCGATCGACGGGCGCTGGCGCATGGCGGAGACGACGCTCGACAGCCCGAACGACAAGATCATTCGAAAGGCTCGGTTCGAGTTCGGCGACCTCGACGGGGGGCTCTACGCGTGAGGCTGCGCGACCTCGACGGACAGTTCCTGACGTACGACACCTGCGCCGGCTGCACGTACCACGCGAAGGCCGGCGTCCACCACCGCTACGTCGCGACGCTCGCCGAGGCTGACGGAGTGCAGTTCCTCTGCCCGAAGTGCTTTGCGACGAACCGCGGGCCGGTGGGCACGCACTCCGTCTGCTGCTGGTTCGTCGGCAAGGTGCCCGACGACGCGTTCCCCAAGCCCGGACGCTGGATCCCCAACGGCGCCGGCCTCGACGATCTGACGTTCTCGGGGGCGCAAGGCAAGGGTGCTTCGGTCAATCTCGACATGGGCGACGGGAAGGGCTGCCTGTGGCACGGCCACGTGAAGAACGGAGAGGCGGCGTGACCTCTCGCGTCCCTATCCCGACGCCCGTGCCCGAGGCCTCGAGCCCCGAGCAGGCGCGGATCATCAATGAAAACTTCCGGCGCCTGCGCGACGCGATCGACCGCGCGGCGCAGAGCGGAGGCTTGATCGGCCTCGGCACGATCACCCTCGCGATGCTCGCCCCCGACGTGAAGGCGCTGGTCGGCGACGTCACCGGTACCATCGGCTCGAGCGGCTCGACGACCGTCGGCAAGATCCAGGGCAAGGCCGTCGCGGTTCCCGTCGGCGGCGACGACGGGCAGTTCGCCCGCTACAACAGCGGCGCCGGCACGATCACGTGGGAGACGCCGCCGGTGCAGACCTCGGCGCTCCTCGACGGGAGCGTGCACACCGACACGGTGGCCGCCTCCGTCGCGAAGGGCGCGCTCGTGGTCGGGAACGCGACGCCGAAGTGGGACAAGCTCGCGGTGGGCAGCGACGCCACGGTGCTTCAGGCCGACTCGGCGCAGACGCTCGGCGTGAAGTGGTCCTCGGTCTCCGCGCTCCTCGACGGCATCGGCTCGACGCGCGGCTCGGTGCTCTACCGCGGCGCCTCGGGCTGGGCGGAGCTCACGCCCGGCACGGCCGGCAAGTTCCTCGAGTCGCAGGGCGCCGGCCTCGATCCGATCTGGGGCACGGCCGGCGGCGGCGCGCTGACGTCGCCTCTCACCACGAAGGGAGACATCTGGGGCTTCTCGACCGTGGACGCAGCGATCGCGGTGGGGAGCGACGGCAAGGTGCTCACCGCGGACAGCACGCAGGCGCTCGGCGTGAAGTGGGCCACGATCCCCGCGAGCACGAACGCGCTGCTGGACGGGTCCGCGCACACGGACACCGCGGCCGGGACCGTGGTGCGCGGCGACGTGATCGTCGGCAACAGCACGCCGAAGTGGGCGCGGCTCGCGCTCGGCACCGTCGGCCGCGTGCTCCGTTCGGATGGGACGGACTCGTTGTGGGCGCGGCCCGGCTACCTCGTCCGCCGCTGCCTCGTGTACCAGCTCTCGCTCGGCGGCGGCAGCGCCGTGACCGGCGGCGGGATCCTCGGCTCGACGAACCAGGGCGGCACCGAGGCGGACGCGGCGGAGTCGGGCGCCGGCACGCGCTACTGCAACAAATACACGCAGGCGGTCAGCGCGGGCAAGACCGGGCGCGCGATCACGTCCGCGACCATGAAGGCCGAGCGCAGCCCGGCGATGGCTTTCGACTTCAAGATCGTCGCGATCGACTCGGGCACCGGCAGGATGCACTTCTTCGGGGGCTTCTCCGGGGCTTCGATCTTCAGCGACAACACGGCCACGAGCCCCTCGCGCGTCGGCATCAAGTGGACCGACGGCACGGACACGAACCTTCAGCTTCTCACCTGCAACGCGACCGCCGTCACGAGCGCGAGCACCGGGATCGCCAAGGACACGGCCTGGCACGACTGCCTGCTCTGGACACCCGACAACGGGACCACGTGGAATCTCGAGATCGACGGCGTGCTCACGAACAGCACGACGACCAACGTGCCCGTGACGACCACGACGTTGCAGGCCGGCGTAGGCTTCCGCTGCGTCGGCACCGCGACCGTCACGACGCCCGAGATCCACAACTCGTATCAGCACGCTTGGGAGGGCCCGCTGTGAACGACGCTCCGATCGCACCGAAGATGCCGCAGGCCGTGGCGTCCGAGATCACCGGACTCCGCGAGGTCAACGACGTGCTGCGGATGCGCGTCGCCGAGCTCGAGGCGAAGACCCACCGCCAGCAGGCGCAGGCCCAAGAGATCGTCGCCCGGCTCATGTCCGAGCAGGTTGAGCTTCGGCTCGCGCTCGCCCGGTACGTGAACGCCGACGCCGAGGCCGCCGACCGGCGCGTCGAGGCCCTTCGGGAGAAGAAGGCTGCCCAGACGACCGGCAAGGGGTAGGATTCGCCCCGGAGTCGCTGATGCCCACGGCCGCTGACTACCTCGCTTCCACCACCGGCGCCGAGGCGAAGCGCAGCCAGTTCGCCAGCCAGCTCTCCGGCGCGAAGTTCGAGCGCGGGGGCGTGACGATCGGCGGCACGTTCATGGGCATGGAGGCGTACGGCCGGATGGTCTCGACGATGGCCCAGCAGGCGGGCCTCTCGCAGGACGACATCGCGAGCGTGCTCCGAGACCAGAACGTCGGCTTCGCCATCAGCGAGGACGGAAGCGT